TCGTGCCATCTTCGTTCCTCTCTTCCTTCCGCTTCAGTTCCGAAGCGATGATACGACGACTCGCCTTCCGCCGCTTGGGCGACCGGCTACGCGGACTTCTTCGACCTCATCTCCAGGATCGCCGCCCTCATGGACGGGGGCGGCGGGATGGCCTCCTTCTCGGCGGCGCGCGGCGCGCCCGGGGCGAAGTCGACGGCCTCGCGGACGACCGCGGACGCCAGCTTCTTGAGCGCGTCGAGCGGCATGGCCTCGAGCTCGGCCGTGGTGTACGCCTTTTGCGCGGCGACGAGCTTGTCCACCACGGCCTTCCTCGAGGCTGCGGCGGCGGCGCGGTGCGCCTCGAGCGCGGCTGCAATGTCCGGGTGCTTCGCCAGGAACGCGGCGGCCTCCTGGGCCTCCTGCTCCGGGGTCGATCCGATGGGCTTCTGCTCGACCTCGGGGGGCGCGGGGGGCTCGGTCTCGACCTCGGGTGCGACCGGAGCCGGAGGGGGCTCGGTGGTCGCGGCGGTGACGTGGGCCTCCAGGGTGGCGAGGGCCTCGTCGTCCATCTTCTCCAGCTGCTCGGCGGAGAAGCACTGCTTGCCGCTGGCGACGAGCGCGGCGATGCGCTGCTTCCGGTCCATGTCCTTTTCCTTTCCTGCGGGTGCCTCGATGGACCGCACGCCGGACCCGCAGGGGGCGGCGGAGGCCGTGACGGGCTCGTACTTCGTGACCTGCCGGACCTCTTCCGGCTTCCCGTCCAGGGAGACGGCGTCCTCGGCCTGGGAGAAGGAGCACCGGAAGTACCGGACCTCCCCCTCGGGCGCGGTGGCGTAGACGACGACGGAGGACTCGGGGTAGACCTCCACGATGCCGAGGTAGCCCGGCTCGCTGGCGAACAGAGCCGCGTCCAGGCGGGCGCGCAGGTCCGAGTCGCTCGTCTCTTCGGCCGCGGCCGGCGTGAACCGCGCGAGCAGCTCCGCGAACCGCTCCTTCAACCTCTTCATGCTTCCCCCCTTCGATGACGCGGCGCGCGGGGTGCCGCAACCCATGTCCACGTTGCACGCGCCGACCGCGCCCTCGGGCAAGAGCGCGAGGTGGTCCGGGACGATGTCGCGCCAGATGCCGACGAAGCGGAGTCCGTTGAATTCGCCCGCCGCCTCCTCGCTGGCGACGAAGACTCCCACGGAGACCTCGACCAGCTCGCCGGCGCGCGCCTTCTCCAGCAGCGCGACGGCCTCCGTGCCCACCGCCTCGACGCGGGCGGGGTCGAGGTACGCCTCCATGAGCAGGCGCTTGTCCTTCACCCGCGAGTGGAACACGGTCCCGATCTGCCAGCGCTCGAGGACCGCGGGGGAGTTGGCGGAGACCTTCGCGCCGCCCATCTCCGGGTGGTTCATCATCACGGGGCGGCCGTCCCAGCCCTGGGGGACCTTGCCGAACTCCTCCGCCAGCACAAGCTCCGGCGTCGCGGAGTTGCTCGCGTGGATGACTCCCTCTACGAGGGCGACGACGGGGAGAACCACGTGCTCGCGGCCCTCGAACGTCTCCAGCCTGACCTCGCCGACCGTCGCCTTGAGCCCGACGAGATGTGGACGCATCGGAGAGATGATGTGCGCGTTCCCCTGATCTGGCAAGTCCGTCATGCCACGGGCCTCTCCACCTGGGCGGGGGCGAGGCCGATCGTGCAACGGCACTGCGGGTGCAGGGGCGGGACCATGTCTCCCGAGGAGAACTCCTGCTCCAGGGGAACGACCTCGCCTTCCATCGCCTCGCACTCCTGGCAGAGCCGGTCGTCGGGCGTCGTGATCCACTGTTTCAGCTCGTCCCCGCGCAGCCAGCCCTCGGTGACGGACTTGCGCCAGAGCTGTAGCTGCCCCTCATTCGCAGCCCGGATGACCTCAGTACGAGCGATGGAGATGGCGCGGCGGTTGAGGAGATAGGCGGAGTAGCGCGCCGACCACTTTGACAGGTAGTCCCACGTGACGGACTTCGGGACGCGGATTCCCATGCCTCCGGCCCACACCTTGCCGCCCGGGTTGGCGAGGATGCGGGCGACGAGGTTCTGGACCGCCTCCGCACTCGCCTCGGTGAGCCCGATGAGAGGGCGGATCTGCCGCGCCACCTCGGCGACTGGGATGGACTGGGAGAAGGACCGCGCGATGATCGTGCGAATCGCGGCGCGCGTCTCCTCCGTCACCTCCACGACGAGGCGCGAGGAGGCCTCCGCCGCCCACCGCTCGGCCTCGGGGTTCGGGATGGAGAACGAGATCGCGGAGCCCGCGGCCTTCTTCGCCACCTTGAAGCCGCCGCGGTTCCTGGCGTGGCGCGCCGCGGCCTGGGCACCCGCGACGAGCGCCGCGAGCATGGCGTCGCGGAAGGGTAGGCGCAGGCGGGAGCGCATGTCCTCGATCGCGAAGCCCACGACGAACTCCGCGAGCTCCGCGTCCCTCCGCTCGAACGCCAGCCCCAGGGCACGCGCGTCAAGGGAGCGCTGCGCCGCGCGGACGGCGGCCTTGAAGGCGCGGCCGATGCGGGAGCGCTTCGCGTCCCCGGCCGCCAGGACGTCAACCCAGGCCGGTCGCTCCACGGGCCTCGGGGCGAGGCGGCGCGCACGCGCCACCCTCAGTTTGGCGGTGAGCAGCGCGCCCGAGGGGAGGGCCGCCGTGGTCACTGGACCGCGCCCTCCTCCTCGGGGTCGGTCTCCTCGGGGTCGGCCGCCGGGGGTTCCGTGTCGTCGGGAGGCGGGGGCGTGTTCGCCTTGGCCCTCTCCTCCTCCTCCGCGAGCTGCTCGGGGGTCAGCTTGTCCAGCTTGAGGACGCGGTCCCGGATCTCCTCCGCGAGGACGACGGTGCCCTTGGCCTTGGCGTTGAGCCCGGCCCACTTGTCCGCCACGTCCGCGCGCTCCTGGTCGGTCATGTCCTCGACCTCGGGCCACCGCACCTCGTACTCCTCAGGCTCCGGGAGGGCCCCGTACTTGACGAGGCGGTCGACGATGACGCGGACGACTGGCTCGGCGAAGTCTGTGCGGCGGTCCGAGATGCGCTCGTCCCAGTTCTCCTTGTCCTGGGTGGAGGCCAGCTCCCCGCGCTCCGATCCCATGAGGATGCGCTGGGGGATGCCGGTCGCTCCGGAGATGAGGGCGATGATTGAGTCGACGGGGTCGGTGATGCGCGCGACGTCCGAGCCGATGTCCGTGACCTCGAAGCCCCGCGCCGCGAGCGTGCGGCGCATGTTGTGGGAGAACTCCTCGGCCTCCTCCTTCAATTTGTCGATCTGCGACTGCTCGACCTTCACGTTCGGGTCGATGTTGAAGATCAAGCCCTTGTTGACGCGGAGCCAGAAGGCCTCGCTCCCCCCGCCCACGACCTTGTCGAGGTCATCCAGCCGATTCCACACGCGCTCGAGGATGGGGGAGCCGTTGACGCGGTCATCGAGCACGTTGTCCGCGACGTGGATGACGCGGGTCCAGTGGACCTCGCGCGTGATGGTCTTGGCGGTAGCGACGCGCTTGAGCTTGTACGTGAGGGGGAGGCCGAAGCGGGGGTCCTCCGTGTTCTCGACCGAGAGAGAGACGCTGACCTCGTCCGACCCGTAGGGGAGGAGGTAGAGCACGTCCTCGGGGCCGCGAAGCGAGGGCATCTCCTCCTCCAGCCTCCCGGGGGCCCCGATGAGGAGGACCGAGAACGGTCCGAGGCCGGCGAGGATGTCCGCTCGCTGGAGGGAGGGCCAGACCTGCAGCTGCTTCGCCAGATCCTCCCACGCCTCCTCGAACTCCGTCATCACGGTCGGGTCCTCTTCCTCGATCAGCTCCGCGCCTCCGCGCCACGTCGCCTTGGGGTACGCCTCGACCACGCGCGGGGCCACGTCGCCGCGCTTGAAGCGGTCGCGGTAGTCCTGGGGAGTCAGCGCGCGCTTGTAGCCGAGGGCGGAGTAGAGGTCGCGCTTCCCCTGGAAGGTCAGCCCGGCCATACCGGCCAAGGACGAGCGCGACATGAGGTCGGACAGAGTCCGCAGGGCGAGGATCGGGTCGGAAGACTTCTTCCTTGTCGTCACCAGAGCACCTCGAAGGACGCGGTCGCATCTCCGCCGGTCAGCACGTTGAAGGCCGAGGAGGCCGCGTCGACTTGATCCTTGACCGAGCCGTTCGGGAAGAGTACCACCTCCGACAGGAACTCCTCGATCCATTCCGGGGTGCCGAAGCCGGCGGGGGCGTAGAGCGCGACGTTCCCGGCCTCGGCCTGGGCGCGGAGGGGTCGGGCGCGGACCTCCTTGTCCCCCGTGGAGGGGATGCCCAAGTAGTCGAAGCCCGCGAGGAGCGTCGCCCGCGCCGCGCACACGGCCTTGCCCGAGGAGCCCGGCTCCTGCTCCTCGCGCACCATGACGGAGCGACCGTCGAGCCGTGCGGTCTGGAGGATGAGGTCGTCCACGCCGGCCGGCGAGAGGCGGTCGACCTTGGAGTTGAGGAGGACGAACAGGCCGCCGCACTTCACCATGCGGACGCCGGCTGTCCTCGCGCCCTTCCCGCCCTCGGTCCCCGCCACGTCCCAGAACCGCACGTCCCCCTCGATCTTCGCGGGGAGCGCCTCGACGATCTTGAACCACGTGCGCTTGAACATGGACCCTTCGATGGGCGCGGGCCGTTGCTGGAACTGGCCCGCGTCACCCTCCGGGCCCAGGGTGCGCGCGATGGCGTCGACCTTCTCCTGTGGGATGAGAACGGGCCAGAGGAGCTCGCCCTCCTCCCTCCTGGGGTCCCTATGGTCGGGGACGAAGTAGGAGCGGGGGCGCTGGCCCTCCGGCTTCTCGGCCTCGTACCTCATCGGGAAGCGGATGTGGTGGTAGCGTCGGGTACGGAGCATGACCCCCGCGAGGTCGTCCTCGTGGAGGCGCTGCGCGATGTGGATGACGAAGGTCTTGCGCGTGATGCCGCGCGTGGAGATCGTCCCCTCCCACCAGTCGACCGCGGCCTTCCTCTTGACCTCGGAGCGCGCGTCGTCGGCGGAGAGCGCGTCGTCGATGATGGTGAAGTCGGGGTGCAGGCCGGTCCCCTCGCCGCCGACCGTGGTGCCGATCCTCCAGCCCTGGGCGGTCGTGTCGAAGCGCAGCTTGACGTTCTGGTCGAGCCGCAGCTCGACGGCGGGGAACGCCTCGCGGTACCAGTCCGACTCGACCACCTTGCGGGCGGCGTTGTTCGCGTCAACGGTGCGGGCGAGGGAGTAGGTGGCGACGAGGAAGCGGCGCGCTGGGTCGGAGGCCCAGACCCAGGAGGGCCAGTTCACCGAGACGACGAGGGTCTTCGAGGTCCCGGGCGGGACGTTGATGACGACGCCGTCCGCCGGCGCGCCGTCGGGGGCGAGCGGGAACTCCCCCCGGGCGATGGCCTCGAGCTCCCGGCAGACCTCGCGGATGTGCCAGTTGTCCACGAACTCGTGGCGCGGCTCCACGATGGGCCACGCGGCGCGAATGAACGTGTGGAGTGAGCGTCGCGACTGCTCCGCGCGCGCGACTGCGTTCGCCCTGGCGGCCGCGCCGATCCCTGGGTACTTCTTCGCCTCGGGCTCTACCGGCGAGACGGGGGGACGCGGGAGGTCGGGGTCGGGGCCTAGACCTGCGAACCCTTCCGCGTCACTCACTGAGGACGGACCTCCTCTGCCTCTGCCGCGCGCGCTCTCCGGACCTCAGCGTCGAGGCGAGCCGGGCAGCGGTGCGGCATCTCGCAGACGAGGCACTCCCCGCACCCCGCGCAACGCGGGTGTACCAGGAGGGACTCCGGCTTCGGGACGAACTGCACCATGCTGGCCACGCGCTCTCATCTCGACTCGCAGAGTAGCACCGATAGCGCGGCCGTCAAGTGGAAGACGCGTCAGGTCTTGGGTTCGACGGGGGTCGAGGGCACGTCGACGGGGGCCTCGCCGAGCCGCTGGCGCACGACGTCGAGTAGCGCGCGCTCCCTCTCCGCCGTGGCGGCGGTCAAGGCCTCCCACTCTGCCAGCTCCTCGTCCGTCATGGCCTGGGCCATGCGAGCCTCGTCCCCCAGCTCCACGGTGGTCGTGAGCTTGATCGGGAGCGCGACCTTCCCCCAGATCCTCTCGTGGAGCTCGCGGATCGCGGTCGGCCTCCCACGGATACCGTTGACGTAGAGCGCGCGCACCCACACCTCGCCCCACGTCATCCCGAGTCCGACGAACGGCTTCACGTCGCAAGGCGCGTCCCAGTAGTCGAGCAGCTTCTCGTCCAGGCGCGGCTTGATAGCGCGGTACTTCGAGAGCTTCGACGCGAGCGGCCTCAGCCCGGCGGGGTTCCCGCTCTGCCCCGGCTTGAAGCGGAACGGGTTGCCCTCCTCGAACGGGACGCCGGGTGCGCTCCCTCCGTTGCCGTCGCCGTTCTTGCCGTTGCGCTTGCCCATCCAGCCATCCCTGCCTCTCTTCGGTCCCCTGGTGTGGAACGGGACCGCGCTGCTCTAGTCCCCGGGCGCGCTGCTCTCCCTGGGGGCCGAGTGTAGCGCGGAGGGGGGCGGGGGAGAAAGGGGCGAGCTGCGCCCTGGGCGACCTCCGGGGGAAGGGGCTCAGGCCACCAGACGGCGGCGGGGGTCGAGATGCAAAAGGTGGGTTCGGTTTTCAAGTTCGTCCCCTTGGATGACTGGCGGATGCAACGTCCCTTGCAGTTCGTTCCTCTAACTCCTTTCCTTCGTATGGGTTGAGCGCGACCGATTTTTCTTGCGTCCGCCTGGGGGTTCCTCTATTCTATTGATGTCCTCCCGGTGGGGAGGGGGTCCTTGAAAATCAGCGGGCAGGGAGAGGGAGCCGAGCGAGGTCCCCCAGCGGACGAAGTCATTGGAGCTGAGGGGGCGCAGCGAGGCCCGGAGCCGACGGGCTCACCCCCCCCGCCCGCGCGAACGCGGGGGCGAATCCCCCGCAGTCCACGTCCGGAAGCACCCCCAGGATCCCCGATCACCAAGAGCCTCCCGGTCCCCCGAAGCGCGCGGCCCCGTCGAGATGACGGCACGCAGTCCATCAACGCCCTGCGGAGTAGAGGGGAGGAGGAGGACGACGAGGTCCGCGAGACCCCCAGAGGCTTCAGCCCTGGGAGCCGGGCCACACACCATGACGGGTCGAGCGCCGCGAGGCGCAAGAGGGAAGAGCGGGGCGGCAAGCCGGGGCGCGTGGAGTCGAAGAGGAGGACGGAGGGTCGGACCGGGCCAGCGATGAAGAGCGGCGCGGGTGGCGAGTCATACCTCGGGTGCGGGTGCGGCGTTCCCCTACAGCCCGGGTCACTGCAGAGCCCCCAGGCACGCGCGGCTGGATGAACCGGACCCCCGGACGCCGCTCCTCCTCTTCGCAAGTGTTGGGCGACCTCGACTGAGAGGAGGTCGCCCCTCGCTTCCGGTCCTCGGGCTGACCGAGGGCCGAAAGGGAGGACGAAGCCATGACGACAACGAAAGCGATCCGGTTCGACATGCTGACCGTGGGCGACGTGTTCAAGACGCGGCACGACGGGTGGTGGTGCAAGAAGATCGGGACGGCCCGAGCCATGGCCCCGGTCGCGGAGGACGTCACGGAGCGGACCCCGATGGAGTTCAACGTGTCCCCCTCGACGGTCGTCGACGCGAGGGTGCAGGTCGAGGCATGCGGCTCCGGCTGGACGAACGACCGCTGCACTAAGCCGCTCGGCCACCGCGGCATCCACTCGAACGAGTAGTCAGGCAAAAGAAGAGAGCGAGGCACGACATGACCACGAAGCTGACGATCAAGAAGCTGGCGGACGAGATGGCGAAGGGCGTCGGGGGCTGGACGGCGGACCGCGGCCTCGGCTACCACGACGGCTCCACGGCGTGGGAGACGGAGCAGGGGAGCACGAAGAAGATCCCGAGCGAGTGGGTCCGGTTCACGCGCGACGGCATCACCGTGGTCCTCAACATCGCGCGGGCCACCGACGAGTGGTCGCGTGAGACGGCCTTCATGGGACTCATGGTCGAGGGGCACACGCTCTTCGATGGCCGGTGCTTCACTCGGTTCGGAGTCGATACCTCCTCCTGCTCTCTCTCGAGCCGGTCGAAGGACCACGCCTACCCCCACTGCTACCCCGACCTCCTCTCCCTCCTGACCGGCGAGCACGCGCGCTGCGTCGCGGCGCGTGAGCGATCCAAGACGGCCGTCCCGGTGCCGGGCCTCCCGTTCAGCGTCCAGCCCGAGTGGTTCACGAAGAGCGCGGCGACGCTCAAGACGGGGCGGACGGTCAGTCTGACGCAGGGCGGGTTCGGCACCGGCTACACGCTCTCCCTCGTCTGGCGGCGCGGCTCGAAGGACGCGGACCCGGCGCTGCGGATGAAGCTCGGCGTCGAGCGGCTGTACGTCCAGACGTTCGACCACGACTGAGAAGAGAGAAGAGAGGGACGCCATGAGGAACCGATACGAAGTGAAGCTGGTGGTGGACGTGGACGGGCCGCAGACTGCGGAGGAGATCAGGGAGGCGATCACCGCGGCGGTGCGCGTCGAGTGCGGGGCGCTCTCCCCCGGGATCGCGACGGTGAGCGTCGAGCACGTCGCGTCGGCGGCGACGTCGGCTCTCGGGGTGAGGATGGCGAACGGGATCCCCTATGACGTGGTCGGCCTCGCGGACGGCGGCGGGGGCTGCCTCCTCTTCTGGCAGACCTCCAGGGGGAAGGAGTGGCTGACGCGCGAGATCGGCGGGGGCGAGGCGAAGGTCTCCTGGGTGACGGATGAGGAGGTCGCGGCCGCGCTCCTCCAGGCGGCGCAGGCGGACGGGCTGGCGGCGGCGGTCAGGTAGGTCGAGGGCAGGCCGCGCCCTGGATGCCCCGAGCGCCCGAGGGGACAAGACGCCCCCGGAGAAGAGCCGAGGAAAAGGGACGGCCCACCCTGGACGCACCCACTCAAGAGAGAGAAGAGGAGAACGCCATGCAGAAGCAGAGCCGGAAGCCGCAGTTCGTGGTGACGCTGTCCTTGGGCGAGGCCCGGGGGGCGGAGGGGCTGCGCGCCCTGGGGGCGCGGCTGGAGTTCCGGAACCGAGACGCGGCCCGCAAGCGGAAGGCGCGCGCCTGGGACAAGACCCTGGGGCGCAGGGCGGACGGGCACACGATCCGCCCGGTCTAGCAGCACCGGCACCGCATCGGTTGCCCTCGCGGCCTCTCCCAGGGAGGAGGGGCCGCGAGGGGAGGCGGGCCGCTCGTCGAAGAAGTAAGCACCGCTCCACGGGGAGCGCGGCGGGACTCACGTCCCGTCGCCTCCTCCCGGCCCTCGCTCATCCCGAGGGTCGAGAGGAGGCGGCGTCCAGC